AAACTGCCGTATGTAGGCTTCCTTGAACTGCATTGCTTTTTCACCAGTGTATCCCATAGCAAGAAGAGTAAATCCGTCTCTTGTCATAACAAACATAGGTTTTTTCCTGTTAATACTATCTGTATAAGAGATAGGCACGAAATTGTGCTCTCTAAATTCTTCACTACAATCAAGTTCTCTTATGTCCTGCATAACACGTTTATGCTCTTTTCCAAACGTTTCCGCAACATCAAGGCTTGTTACAACGGTTACTTCTTCTTTGTTTAATGTTTTGATTTCAACTAACATTTTCTACCTCCAACAAATACATTGTCATGGGGCAGAAGAGCATAAAAATAAGCCCACTACCCCTGTTACTGTTGGAGTAGCGAACTTCCAATCTTTTTTTGGTCTGTCTTTATTCCGGGTCTTGGTTACAATCTAGGCTGTCTAATCAGCTTTCACTCTCCGGACGTGTTGCAAGACTTCCTAACTGACACATATTATATCATGCAGAACATGGGTTCGCAACATAAAAAATAAGAGCACCCTTTCGGATGCCCTTAAAATTCTATATTCTATTGTAATTTGAGTACTTCTTTGTTTCCAGTCCAAATGCTTGTTTCATATTCCAGTTCAATGCTCTGCGCATCTTGCGGAACTACAAATGCAATCTTGTAAGATGTTTTTCTTCCGCTTGAAAGATTCGCATTCAACGAAGAACTATCAACAACACTGTAATTCTGCTCACAATCTGTATCGTCTGCGTAGCACTGGAAATCGTAGATGCTTACATACTTATCATCTTTACTGTTGTTCTGATAGGAAACATCAATCATAATGTATTTTGTTCCATCAGCAGGAGCGTTCCAACCGTATTCATCCTCATAATCAGTGTAGTCAAGGTCAAAATCATTAATAGTGACTTGCAAGCCGTCCGCATCGAATGTGTAACCGGGAGAAATAACAGTACCACTGGGTGCTTCTACCTCTTCAACCTTTGATTCCGGTGTACTTTCTGATACTGCGGTAGAACTTTCTTGTATTGCAGAAACAGATGCCTGTGTGCCGGTAGATTCCTTGTTACTATCGGATACACTATTTACAAACAATGCCATAATGGCAAAAATTACAATTCCGATAACAGAACACACAAGACCTGCGATAGCTGTTCCGTGCTTTCTGTCTTTTTGACACAGAGCAATAATAGCGAGTATCAAGCCTATAATACCTGGCACAATGCCAAAAGCTATACAAGCTGTGAGGATGCTTATAATACCAAGCACCATTGAAGTGATTCCTAAAGGACTTTGTTTCATAGAGTAATTACCCCTTTCATTTTGAATTTTATAAAATTTTAACACATTTGTGGTATTCTGTCGATAAATAGATGTGAAGTATTGAAAAAATTTTAATGTGTTTCTTTTGATACCCCCGTGGGTCTGCATTTTCAACCGAAAATCTCGTTTTCAGAGGTTTTTGAAAGAAAAATTTTTCTACAATTTTCGTGCTAAAAATTTTCAATCCCCCCGGGGTAGCACTTTTCAAGCTGGAAAATCCGTTTTCAGAGGTTTTTCTCTGATTTTTTCAGACCGTTTCAAAGTGTGGAACATCTGCACACTTCTGCGGTGCGAGTCTTGAACCGGTCAACGTGTCGCAGCTTTCGCAAGGTCTCCGACTGCCGAAAGCATAGAATCATACGCAGACCGCAGCAGCTCCGCAGATTCCGGAGACATACCACCGGCGGCGCTCTCCACCCGAATGACGGTTTCCAGCCGTTCCCCGGCATCCGCTACGCTCTCCATAATGTCGTATACATGACCTATTCCCACTTTTCGCATTTTGTATAATCCCCTTGTAATATTTGATTGTACACCAAGACAGCGCAAGCCGTCAATATATTAGGGTGCAGGATCTGACCGGACCCGGTGGAAGAGTAGCACAAATAGACCGCCAAGCAGGCAGCAGATCCAACGGAACACGACAAAAAGACGGTTGTAAGCCGTCTTTTATCTGTTTTCAAGTTCAAAAATCGCCCACCGCAGGGCGGCGGCTGCCTCCGTGTCGTTCTCTCGGTCCGCACGCTCTAACAGCTTGTAAAGTCTTTCGATGTTCTTTTCTTTCATCCTGGCAACCTCCTTTTTCAATTTTTGGGTGTGATCCACCCATAAAGCCATTGCCGGGCATCGCTCCCGGCGGGCATCCTCTGCGGCGGCTATTTCAAACAGTTTTCAATATCTTTTGCAAGGTGTGGAAATGCTTTTTCTATGTCTTGCACGCTGTCGGCGTAATAATCACCAACAATTTTTCCAAAAATGCGAAGATTGCCGGAATAAAATCCGCCTAAATCATTAAAATATATGTCTAATCCTGTCACCTGTTCCGGCTTGTCTCCATACCACATATCAATATTTATTTTTCCCATTTTCATTTCCTCCATATTTTCAATTTTTCCCGGTTATCCGGGTAAAAGCAAGCCGGGGCACGATCCCCGGTGTAAGCCTGTCTTACTTGCTAAATTTAACAATATGGTAAATTATATCAAAAGAATGGCTTAATGCTCTTGCCTGTGTGTCTAACCATTCCTCTGATCTGTTTGGTTTGTTCTCGCCGCCGCAAACCTTTTTTAACTCAGACGGGCAACAGAGACGTTCTGCAATGTCACAGTCATATATCAGAGAGCAGCCGCCCCAACTGTACTGTTTCCAGTCAGCGGCGCCATTCAGTAAAAGGCTTTTTAACTCTGTTTTGTCCTGCGGGATCTCTTCAACTTCCAGAGCTTCTACAAGCTCATAAGCATAGATCTTTACACCTTTATTCCATGCGCTTCTTGCCTTGCTGTTGTTGATTGCTTCTAATAATTCATTCTTTCTCATATTGCTTTTACCTTTTCACCCGTGTTATAATATGGGTGCCTTTCTTTTTGGGTGCCGGTGTTCGCTTGGTAGGTGTCACCGGCTTTATTTATTTGTTGAGATAACTATATCACACAAAATTATAAATTGCAATACATAATTGCATAAAAATTAAAATAAATATTGTAATAATAATATTAATGTTAATTGTTGCAATATTGCAATTATAATGTTACAATAATTGCAAGCAGATATTGCGGTTATAAATTGCAATACATAATATAATAGGAGGGCAAAAATGAAAACACCTGAACAAATAGCAGCAAACGCAAGAGAGAGAGCAAGACGGCAGAACGAAAAAGCAAAAGAAAATTGGGATATAATCTCTTGCAGATTACCAAAAGGAACGAAAGACCGCATTGCAGATTTAGGACTTACCGCAAATGGTGTAATAAATACGGCTGTATTGGCTTATTTAGACACTTTGGAGAGCCAAGCGGAGAATTTACCGCAAGAGCCGGAAAAGACCGCAGAAAAGGAAAATACAGAGCGCACAGAGGTAGAAGAAAAGGTTGCATTGATGCAAGCAAATGAAAGATTGCATCAGCTCCAGGAGCAGAGGAGAGCAGAACGGAAAGCATCGGAGCAACCGCAAGTTGTAGGCGCTGAGGAATTTTTAAAAAATATCAATAAATAATTGCAATAATCTATTGACATGTTATATAGCATGATATATAATCAAGATACAAACAAACGAAAGGAGCGAACGAAATGACAGGAACACCGGAACAGATCACAGCAAAGAAAGCCGCCCGGATCGTATCGACTTGTAGAGCGTTTTTCCCGTGGTATGAACCGCAGATAAAAGACAAATTCGAGCGGCAAGCGTGGGAAGAGTTAAAAGCCAAAGTTATCCCAGAGGTGGAAAGCTACACAGATGCTGCACAACTGATAGCGGATCGGCAGAAATTTGCAGACAAAACGTTGCTGCAAAAACTATTTATTAGGGCGTGTAGTCTTCGTTCACTGGATCCGGAATACCACAGAAATTTGGTACAGAAAAAGAAACAATTAGAGGACGAGCGCTGGAACCGATTACAGGACAGGCGGAAAAGATACAGTACATATTGTTAAAAACGAAAGGTTAAAAGGTGGCAAAAATGAGAAAAACAGTAGTAAACGAGTATGGAGTAAACATTGATTATGATTTGTCGGTATCTTTTATGGATGACGATTTGCGAGAGGAGATACACGGAGATCTTGCACCGTGCACAGATCAGCAATTTTTGACGAGTATGCAAAACGGCACGAGCAAAAATTTAATGAGGTTTGGGAGCTGGCAAAAGAAAACCCTTGTTATTAAATATTCAGCGGAGCGAAGAAGCTAAAATCAAAATATCGTAATCTATAAGCAGGTGTAACAGCCTGCTTTTCTTGATCTATTTTCACTGCGATATTTTAACGTGCTAAATTTTGTAGACAAATTGTAGACATTTTGTAGACGCAGATTAAATAAAAGGAGATTAGATAAAATAAAGGTTAGATAAAATAAAAATAAATAAGTGCAGAAAGACATTGTATAACCAAGTATATATAAATACTAGAGCCAACCAGCTGCCACCATGTACCCATCTGCAAAAATCACCTATCTGTCTGTCAAAAAATCCCATTTGTCAAATTTAACCGGATGATATTTTTTAAGCATATGATTTTTATATACTCAGGATCACCGGCAGACATACCACAACAACAAATCATCAAATACGTAAAAGGTTGTTGTGGATTTATAAATAGGTCTTGTGTTATGATAAAAGCAGTTAGGGAGCCGACGTTAACACGGTGCGAGTGACAGCGGTGTAAATCCAACCCCCTTTGGATACGCAGCCGCCCAGATTGTAACCAAGACCACCGGAGCCGACAGACCGGAAACGACAAGAAGTCACTAGCTTGTCACTTTTTTAGATTTATGTTTTTACCTGATCTGTGGAGGAGATCAAAAGACATAGGTTTATTGAGTGATGCTTGTGATTTTTTTATTGCAGATTTCAGGAGGTGTAGAGCGGTGCAGGACGTCAGAGAGATTCCAAACATTGACGAGATTAAAAAAAATATCCGGAAATACTTTGACGATTATTGTGCAGCTTATGGCATCGATGACATGAGATCACAACGGCAACCGGTTTTTAATGGTGCCATGCAATATATATATAACAATTATATAAGACCTAGTAATGTATTAAAAGATATACCCCAAAACGTAGTGGATAATAGTATCAACCAAATGCTAACTAACTACAATGCGTACAACATAGATCTGTTGTATGAGGTTTATTTATATCTTAGGGAGTTAGCTAATGCTTATGATATGACTGCTACAGCTGATACATTTAAGATATTAACAGGGATATCTAAACAGGCTTTAAGTGCTTGGAGAACTAAATCAAGTACATCGAGCATGGACGAGGTCAGAAAAGCTTTTGTAAATTGGTTAGATGATGCAGATTGTGATCAGCTTGTTGCTTTTAATCTGCGGAATGCGCTGGGAGCAACGGAACGATTAAACAACGACCACGGGCGGAAACAGACCACACAGCAAGAGATTGTACACAAGATAACCAGGACAGCCGACCAACTTCCACGATTAGACACAAATTTTGGACAAAATACATCAATGTTGACCGATTCCGGAGCGTATGGAGATAATACAGCAGATGCGAATGAGTAGCAACAACTACGGAAACGTGCGGAAATATGGGATAGTTAAGGACGTGTCAATAAAGACTGCGTGAAAGATTAGTTTAACGCATAGTTGAAAAGAAACATAGCACACAGGGGGAGGGGGTCTGGCAGGACCAGCGAACAGCCCCTACTTAGTCCCTCAAATTTCCTCAAAAATAAAAAAGACCCTTAGGAGGTGTACCACATGATTTTCATTTACATAGTTTTAGCATGGATACTGTTTCAATTACATGCTCCTGCATGGGTGTATATCCTGTTCATCATCGGAGTATTTTTAAGAGCGGTAGTCACTGGTAGAGATTAAGTGTATGCAGATATTTGGGAAAGAGATAAAAGACGAATGTTCAAAATGCGGTGAAGTCCTGCAATGTGAGTTGTTTCTGCAAGGTCACGGAATCAAGAGAGACCGTGAGAACGTTACAGAAATGGTTAGCTGTCAGATGAAGCACCAAAAGAGCAGACTTGATAAAGAGCCTAAAGAAGATTTGCCAGTTAAGGAGAAATGTGAATTGCCACCGGAGATTAAAGAGATCTACACAGAGGTTTGGAAAATCCATAAAGAGTGTGCTAATCCGAAAACGGATGACGACTGGAAATATCTTATCCGGCAAGGAAATCTGCTGATTAAAATGCATAACAATAGCCAGTTTGCTAAAGCACTGGTAATGGCAATGATCGATGAAATTGAAGGAAGGACGAAGAAAAAATGAAAAACATAATCAGGAAATTCTTAAAAGTATGTTCTTCAACAGCATTACTTACTATTTGCGGAAGTTGTTTTCAGATTGCACGGGATTCTAGTGCAGATACGATTTCAAGAGTGCTTGGCATTGCGTTCGGATTGATATTGCTGATTGCAAATTACTTTGTGTGGGAGGTAGAGTTAACATGATTTTATTCATAATTTTGAAAATTATGACAACTGCAGTAATGGCGTTTTTCGCAATAGCAAGTGCATTATATGCTCCAAAGCAGAAAACGGCATCAGACGGAGTATTCTTCTTTGCAACTGCAATGTTCCTTGCCTTTGGAATAACTTTCATGTGGGTATAGCCTATGTGGTTACCGGAGATTATGCGAATTATCCCATATCACAATTTTGAATGGGTTAAATTCATAAAGCCATTGTTATTGCCGAATATCCGGTGTTGTGTTGGCATTGGATATGTGGCAGAGAAATCAAGGCATCAAGAGTGTATGTAGCCTGTGTGTGGGAAACGAAAAATGGAATAATGCGTTCGACAACACCAAGTTTTTTAAAGTACCGTGCACAGGCGTGAAAATTTTTTAGATAAAGCAATATAGGGTGTTTCACGAAAATAATCCGGGAGCAGATGGTCTCTCTCCCGGAGTTTAGGGCTATCGCCAAGCGGTAAGGCACAGCACTTTGACTGCTGCATCCCAGGTTCGAATCCTGGTAGTCCTGTTTCGCAGATGTTTTCTTCTTTCGGTCTTTGACATCTGCGAATTGTCTTCCATACTTTTCCATTGGAGACACTCCTTTCACCTCATAGCGGAATGCTGTTAAGAGCCGTCGCAAGGCTCGTGAGGGTTTAACCGGTTTATGATAGCCCGGTTTTTGCGGAATACCGTTGTAGGTTTTAATCCGTGGGTTGTCAGTAAAGACATTAAAATCCCGCACAGCCATTGCGGACATAAAATTGGCGTAGGCGGTTGGGTCGCTCCCAACTAGCAGGTAACTGGCGGATGCCCTGCGAAAATAAAAATAGCCATAAGTGTTGCGCTGTGTCAGTGCCTTAAATGTAGGCATACAGCTTATGGAAACGCACATTGGGATGTAGCGCAAATGGAAAGAGCAGTGTCCTTCTAAGGCATAGGCTGTGGGTTCGAGCCCCATCATCCCAACTTTATCTTTATCTCCACTTAGTCTGGTACTACTGCAATAGTTCAGGTCGATGGGAGATGTATGGATAGTAGTTGCTCATTATCGGTCAACGAAAAACACTTCTGCGAGTAGAATTTGCAGATTCAAAAGTAGTCGTACATTGTTTGGGTCGGGTGGGTTCAACTCCCACGGCAACTATTCCCTAGCTAAAACGTAAGCCACATATGTTTAGCGAAAACCAAGCCTATGAAGTAGAGAACAGACAAGACTGTGAGATTGTGTGGATAGTCAGTGACAAGTAGGCGGTGCACATTTGGTTATGGCAAGCGCAAACCATAAAAGGTTTTACGGTGCGATTCCCATGTATAGTTTCAGTGGTAGAGCGGCATCCGCATAGGATGTGTGTCGGCGGTTCGATTCCGTCTGCATGGGTTACGGAGGAATTTTACATGAATGGATTTCACCTTATTCTTCAAGATTGTTGTCAGTATTGTAAAGATTTTGAACCGAAACTGATACAAATGAATATAACAACAGTGTCTGACAAAAGCGAAAAATACTTAAACAACATTACTTGCGAAAATCTTGATAAATGTGAACGGTTAATGGAGAGGTTGAAAAATAAGCATGTGTAAATTTTGTGAAAACTGGCATGACGAAAATACAATCTGCGGAGCAGACATTAAAATTTATAAATGTGCGAATGAAACAAATTTGACAGAAGCACAGATTTTGAAAAATGTCAGAGACAATAAACCTGGTATTGTTATTTTTGCAAATGCAGCAACTATGGGATATTTTAAAATTGAGTTTTGCCCCATGTGCGGCAGAAAGCTGGTGGAGGAATGACGTGTCATGATTGTGCTTACCTTGGATTTGATAGAAACGAAGTTGTAGGGATGGCTGAAATGTGCAACCATCCGGAAAAATGGATTCCTGGTGCTGGATTTGCTGACAGTGAACATGAGTGCGAATTTTTCAAAAAGAAATCAGGAGTTTCTAAATGGGATTCATATTCCGAAGATGAAAAAGAAAAGGCCCGGGAATATTTCCAAGAATACTATGTTCAAAATCCTGTTGGCGATTTAACATGCGAACAGGCTTGGGCACAGTTCGTTGAATATTTAAAAACTACTGATTCAAATGCATGATTTGATAGGAGTATTGAAGAATGAGCATGGCAGAATTAATGGAATCAATAACAGATGAATTAACTGAACAGTTGGAATATGACGCATCTCAGCGAGAAATTAAGCAGGATAGTGAAATGTCTTTGGTTGAGTTTGCAGAGAAGATTGCACCATTTCCGTTATCTGAATTTCAAAAACAGTCAATTCGAGAATACGAGGAATGTGAGAAAAGAAACTTACCATTGTGTCACATTCCACCAAGAAACGTTGGAAGAGATTTTATATATCAATTGATTGAAGAGTGGAAACGTCAGCATTATTTGACAGATGCACGTTGCAGCAAGTGCAACCGCCTTTTAGGCAAATTTAACGGACAGGCTGAAATCAAATGCCCGAAATGTGGGAAAATTAATAGAATCGGGGTGAAATAATTTATGAATCAAGCAAAGTTGGTGAAATGGCAATATTGCAAAAAAACTTAATGATATAAATCAAGCCATTCTGCAAAATGACCAGGATTGGGAAGAATTAAAGAGCGCAGAACAAATTATCAGTATAACATTTGACACAAACCATATGTGTTATGTTGTGTTTTGGACTGCTTAGCATAGCAAATAGAATATTTTCAAGAGCACCAGTCGTAGAGTGCCTACGCAGAGAGCCAAATTTCCAAAATTTTAGGGAAGGAGGCTCTTTTATATTGGCAAGTCAGAGCCTTATATCGGCAGTAAACAGCTATGACAATTACATACAACGCAAGGGAATTGATGAACAGGTCATTGATGCGTACATAGAAGCCTGTAGAGTGGCTATAAACGGTGAAAAGGATATAACTTATGGCTTACAGATAACAAACCGTTCTAAAGGCATTATAGAGCGTTTCTGCATGGATAGGACAGGAGGTAGAATACTTGACCTTGAAAAATACAGCCAACAACATGAAGAAAAATACAGCCTTGTTGATGACTATTACAAAACGCTTCTGATTGAAGCACATTACCGATTTGAAAGCTTCATGCTATACATGGAAAAGAACAGACCGGTAGAAGAGAGATTTTATCAGCCGAGAATAAATCCATTACGGCAGGTAGCACAGCTTATTCAAGATTTGTACGATGATGTGCTTGATGAAGGAATGGTGTTTTGTCCCGGACGAATCGGTAAGACACAAATAGTAAAAATGGGTAATCTGTGGTTCGGCTCTAACAGACCGGAACGGTCTAATCTGTATTCGGCATATTCGGACAAAATTACTGGTGGTTACTATGACGGCATCATAGAAATGATTACAGACCCGACATACACATATGCTGAAATATATCCAAACATAGTTGAGAAAAAGTTAGTCACTGATGGAAAAGATTTGACAGTAGACCTTATCCGTAAAAAGACATACCCAACATTTACCATGCGAAGCATTTACGGAACATTGAATGGTGCTTGTGACTGTGACGGGCTTGGAGTTTATGATGACTTATTCAGCGGTATTGATGAAGCATTGAGTGAAGATAGGCAAAATACTGTATGGGGAAAATTCGACAACAACTTTATGCCGAGAATTAAGCCTGGAAAGGCTAAATTGTTGGGGATAGGAACACGTTGGGCGAAAAAGGACGTTCAAGGTAGACGGTTAGACCTATTACAAAATGATCCTGAATACAAAGGCATACGGCACAGAGAGGTTATTATTCCTGCACTAAATGAAAACGGAGATAGCAATTTTGATTATCCGTATCATTTGGGATATACAACTCTTGATTACAAAAGACGTATGGCATCTTTTGAGAACAATGACGATATGGCATCATGGTTTGCACAGTATCAACAGGAGCCTATTGAAAGAAAAGGTCAGATGTTCAATGTCGATATGATGAATTTCTTTAATCCGGCAGAACTTGAAGGAATAAGACCTGATAGGATATTTGCAGCTAATGACCCTGCTTATGGTGGCGGTGATTTTGTATCAATGCCTATCTGCTATGAGATTGACGGAGAACATTATATCACTGATGTTGTCTACAATGACGGTGATAAGGAAATTACCATACCGGAAGTTACTTCACGAATGGAAAGACATTTAGATAAATTTAATAATAAGACAGCAGAAGTCCATTTTGAGGAAACAAAGACAACATCAGCATACCGTACAGATTGTGAAAAGATATGGGAAAAAGACGGATATCCTATTAACACAAGTCATGATCCGGCAGACAATCAGACTGCAAAAATGGATAGAATCAAAAATCATGCTCCAGACATACGAAAACTTCATTTTGTGGACATGAAATATCAAACAAAAGAGTACAGAAAGTATTTTCAAAATATTTTGTCTGCTACTTTTGAAGGGAAAATGAAGCATGATGACGGGATAGATTCTACGGCACAACTATGTGACATGATTTACGGAAATAAAAGAATGGCAAGAGCAGAAGCAATTCAAAACCCATTCTCTTTCGGACGGAGGTATTGATATGACAACCAAAGAATATTTAGGGCAGATAAGCCGCCTTAATCGGATGATAAATAATAAACTCACGGAAATCGCACAACTCAAAGATATGGCGGTAAGCATATCTGCTACGCAAAGCGGTGAAAGGGTACAGACTACACCGAATTTTGACAAAATAGGAACAAAATATGCCAAAATTGATGAAATGGAACGGAAAATAGATGGAATGGTGGACGAACTTGTCGATAAAAAAGAGAAAATCATACAGCAGATAGACAGCATGGAAGATGAAAACACATACAATATTCTGTTTGCAAGGTACATTGAAAAGAAAACTTTTGAAGTGATTGCAACAGAAATGAAATATTCATGGAGACAGGTTGTAAGACTTCACGGAACTGCATTGAAACAGTTTGAAAAGAAATACGGAGAAGGATATTTGAATGAATGATGTCATTGAATGTCATATATAAAAAATGGTAATGTTAAACTGACGAAAATATTTAAGATGCTTTCTAATCCTCCTAAAAGGCAAACAGCCGGGAATACCGTCTACGTTATGTGGGCGGTATTTTTGTGCGCAGAAAAGAGGTATTTATGATTTTTAACCAAAAAATTAGAGTGTACTGTCCGGGATGCGGACGGTTAGTCGGTGAATGCAGTTCAAAATCACACATCGACAAGACATATAAGTGCCGGAATTGCGATAAGATGGTTGTTTACCATACGGAGACCGGAGAACGTGAGATCAAGAAACTTCCAAAAAGAGATCAGAGCAGCGGAATGACATTTATGTAGGTGAAAATATGAACACTATGAAATTTCAAGACCTTGTAAAGGGTTGTCACGGTAGAAAAATTGCATATACGGATGTGGAGCAGATAACCGAAGACAACATTGTAAAGGTTATCGGTGATTGCATCGGTGTTTTTTATTACAATAAGCCAGTTATCAAGTACTTGTGGGAGTACTACAAAGGAGATCAACCGGTACTATACAGAACAAAGCTGTCAAATGAGGATATCACCAATCGAGTAGTAGAGAACCATTCTTTTGAATGGGTGCAATTCAAGGTCGCTCAGACTTACGGAGAGCCTATTCAGTTTGTCAGCAGAAAAGATGATGAAGCTGTAAATAAGGCAGTAGATGAACTGAATGATTACTTAGCAGATGCAAATAAGCACGAGAAAGACATAAAAGCTGGTGAGTGGCAGTCGGCAACCGGAACATCATTCAAAGCTATTCAGATTGTGAATGGAGATGTGCCTATCCGTGTGGTTGCACCTAATCCTCTGAATACGTTTGTTATTTACAACCGCAGTTCTGAAGAACCGATTTTGGCGGTACAGGAATTAAAAGATGAAAATGGCGAGTGGTACAAGCTCTGCTACACGGAATCCTGTGAATGTAAGATAAAAAACAGTGCGGTTGTTCCTGATACATGGAAACTTCACGGATTTGGTGGTATTCCGATTGTAGAATTTCCGAACAACCATGAGCGGTTGTCTGATATTGAACTTGTTATAGATCTGTTGGATGCAATCAATAATACGCAGTCAAACAGAATGGACGGCATAGAGCAATTTATCCAGGCGTGGTACAAATTTGTAAACTGTGAGATTGACGAAGAAGAGTTCAAAAAAATGAAGATGAACCATGCATTGGTTGTAAAGTCCATCAATAAAGACAATAAGTCTGATGTGGATGTCATGTCACAGGAACTTGACCAAACGCAGACACAGGTCTCCAAGGACGATTTAACAGACAGCGCACTTTCAATTTTGGGAATACCGAACAAGCAAGGAAACACTGGCGGTGATACGCAGGGTGCGGTTGAGCTGAGAAACGGATGGGATTTTTCAAAATCAAGAGCAAGGCTTAAGGATCCGGTTGTTAAGACAGCAGAGAAGAGACTGGCCAAGGTTGCGCTGAATGTTATCCGCATTAAGAAAGAGGATCTGAAAATCACTCTTAGAGATTTTGATGTGCAGATCAACCACAGTCCACAAGATAATATGTATACCAAGTCGCAGACATTACTGCAACTTCTGCAGTGTGGTATTCATCCGCTTATTGCAATCAAAACAGTTGGACTTTGGGGAGATTGTGAAAAGACTTTCAACCTTTCCAAACCTTACCTTGATGCTCTGTGGAAAACTGCTGACATTATCAACATGGAAGAGCAGATGGCAAAAGCACAGGAAATTGTAAAACAAATGCAAAATAAGACAGTTGCCTAGAAATAGGTAGCTGTTTTTATTTTATAAAAATTCGCAAAGCCGTGAGCGTACAAATCGGCAATGTCACTCGGTGTCGTTGCACCGTAAAAAAACGTAGGACATAACGGAGGTAATTTATGAAGAGAGAAGATTTAGCGGCAATGGGATTAACTGATGAACAGATTGAAAAGGTTATTGCCGAAAACGGCAAAGATGTTCAGACAGCAAATGCCAAGGCAACCAAAAACAATGCTGAACTGGAACGGTTACAGGGCATTGAAAAAGAGTTTAATGCCATGAAAGACCAAAATCTTTCCGAACAGGAAAAGGCAGCGAAGCAGTTAGAGGAAGCAAATAATCGTATCGCAGAGTTGGAAAAAGCACAGACTTTAGCAACTCAGCGTACAAGTGCGGCTGACAAATTCAAAATCACATCAGAACAGGCGGCACAGGTTGTAAAGGATGACGGCAGTTTTGATTTTGATGTTCTCGGAAAAATTATCTCTGATAAAGAGACTGCTGCGGCACAAGCCAAGGAGCAGGAGATTGCAAACGGATCTACTAATCCTGGAGGTGGAATTGCTGGCGGTGGAAAAGATGACAAAAAAACAGAAGCCGAAAAAGCGGCTGAAAAGATTGGCAAGACTTTAGCTGGAACAAACAAAGAAGCCGAAGCTGTAGTTAGCCAGTACTTATAAGGAGGTACACAAAATGAAATTCTCTGAAACAAGTGTAACTACCCAGTTAGAAATTCTTAAGAGAAAGCTGGGCGGTGAATTATTTGTTCCTATTAAACTGGATGCAAGTGCTTTCACTAATGGTGTGTGCAAGGCTGGTAATCCTATTAGTGCGACAGGAAAGAAAGTAAATGGCGGAAGCACCGATGATGCAGCAGTAGGTATTTTGCTTAACGATGTTTACGATAGCAACCCCAACGGAACTATCATTAAGGCTTTTGCCTGTGTAAATGAAGCAAATGCTAACGCAAATGCAGGTATTACCATTGCCGATGGTGTAAAGACAGGATTATCACTGATTGTATTTGAATAACTGAAACCGACTACAGACAGATGTAGCCGCTGACCGCTGAAAGATAGCGGTAGAAAGTGAGGAAATAATGAACATTAGAGATGCCTACAATGCGAAAGCAATCGCACTTGTGCATACAGAAGTTGCAAGTAATAAAATTGCATATCTTGGTTCCGGCTTATTCCCCGCCAAGAAGAAAATGGGACTGGATTTGAAGTGGATTAAGACTTCTAATGGACTTCCTGTTACCCTGAAAGCATCTAATTTTGATGCAGTTTCCACTATCAGAAGCCGTGAAGGATTCAAGATGCAAGAGACAGAAATGGCATTCTTCCGTGAATCTATGATTATCAAAGAACAGGACGAACAGGAAATCATGCGTATTAAGGACAGCACAGACCCTTACGCAGCAGAAGTATTAAGCAGAATTTTTGATGATGCAAATACTCTTGTGGAAGGTGCTGATGTAGTTCCTGAACGTATGATTATGCAGCTGCTTGCACCCAGTGACGGATCTCCTAAGATTTCCATTCAGGCTGACGGTGTAACCTACGCTTATAACTATGACCCTAACGGAACCTACAAAGCCAACAACTTTGCAGAACTTACAACTACGACCGATAAGTGGTCTGATACCGAGAACTCTGATCCTATGGATGATGTTTCCGTAGCCATTGATGCCGTAGAAGAAGCTACTGGCGAGAGACCTTCCATCATGATTGTCTCTAAGAAGACCATGAACTACTTAAAACAGAACAAAAAGATCAAGAGTGCTGTTCTTGCACAGAATACAACCGCAAATGTATTTATGACCGATGCGAGAGTAAAGGAACTTTTCTCTACCGAACTTGGCATTAGCATCATTGTATACACTAAGCAGTACAAGGATGAAAGCGGAACTGCTCATAAGTTTTATCCTGATGGATTTGCGACCCTTATTCCTAATGGTGCACTGGGTAGCACATGGTACGGCACTACTCCCGAAGAGCGTACACTCATGGGTAATCCTGCCGCAGATGTAAGACTTGTGAATACTGGTGTTGCTGTTGCTGTCAGCGTAACAGAGGATCCCGTACAAACCAAGACTACAGTATCAGAAATCGTACTGCCTTCCTACGAGAGAATGGATAGCACCTATGTAATTAAGTGCTACTAAGGAGGTGCGCCGGATGAAATTTGACCATAAGGTGAAATACAACGGCACCTGGTATCTTTCGGGGGATGAAATCCCGGAAGAAAACCATAATGCAGAGGAAAGCAAGGAATTGCCGACAAAGAGTGCAATTAACCGCATGAGCACTGCGGAGCTGCAAACATTTGCAAAAGAGCAGGGTATTGCAGATGCCGAAGCACTTACAGGCACAGAACTGAAAAAGGTTCTTATTGAAAAGTTTGAACTTTAAGAGGTAACACATGGAAGAATATACGACTTTGGAGCAAGTAAAAATCCGTCTGAAACAATTTCATATTGATTCTAAAAGTGATTCTGAAAGTGATTCTGAAAGCCACGAGGTCGTGTTTGACCATTTGGAAGAAAATCCTCTTTTGGAACAACTTATCAGTCAAGCAGAAGCCGACATCAGAGCAAAAAGAATGTACCCGGAAAGTTACACGGAAGAGAAGATTGCTGCGGATATGAAAAAATTTCAGTCCGTGGTGGTTAATCTTGTCGTGTATGACAGATCGCAAGCCGGTGAAAACTTCATGGCAAGCTATTCAGAAAATGGTGTGTCGAGAACATGGAGAGACCGGGAAGAACTGTTTGTGGGTGTTTTTCCATTTGCAAAAGTTTTATAACCCCATCGAAATCGAGGGGTTTAGAAGATTGTGCGTGACCATGTTACTGATTCCGGTAATAAGGTTGCAGGCGGCACACTTTAAGGGTGGTGGGCGGTGTGCCAACAAATAAACAGTTAGGAGATATGAAGTGAAAGAATTTTTATTACAGACGTATACGATTGTTCTGCCTATTTTATTAGGCTACATCGTCTGGCTCCTAAAGCAGCAAAAGAAAGATAGGGATGCGAACAGCAAGGGAACAATGCTTCTTTTGCGTGTGCAACTTATTGAGTATCACGATAAGTACATGAAGTTAGGAGAAATTCCAAGCTATGCGTATGAAAACTTTGTTGAGATGTACAATGCTTATCATGCGCTTGGTGGAAATGGAATGGCAACTAAAATGTATGAAGAAATAAAAGAAATAAGATTGAAGAACGGAGGTAAGTAATTATGGATTTTTCACAGGTAGGAACTTGTGTTGCAATCGTGGTTATCTGCTATCTTGCCGGTATTGGAGCGAAGCTGATTCCGGTTATTAAGGATAACTACATCCCGGTTGTTGTTGGCATTGTAGGTGGCATTCTCGGAGTAGTAGGAATGTATGTTATTCCGGATTTCCCGGCAAATGATGTGCTGAATGCGATTGCGGTCGGAATTGTTTCCGGTTTGGCAAGCACTGGTGTAAATCAGATTTACAAGCAGGTGAAGAAAGATGCTTGACATTAACAAGCAGGAAATGAAGTACTCACGGCAGGGAGAAAAAGTCACGATTTATGACCGGGACGAAAACGGAGCAATAAAGTACATCGAGATGGACGGAGAAAGGATTCCAGTGGTTTTGAGAGAAACTACTGGATATTCTGAACCCGTCCTTTTTTCTGCCAACATCAGTAATAAGCTGTCGGAAGTACTGGTAAAAGAATTTGGTATTGATGATTCCAGTTCGTACTGTCAGATTGTGACCGACAAAGGCTATTTGCCGATTAAGGCAGGGGATGTTATCTGGAAGAAGTCGGAAGTAGGTCATGACGATGACGGACTTGTGGACAGCAAGACTGCGGACTATGTTGTTAAAGGCGTTGCAGATGAGGGACTGACAGCAGATTTGTTTTTGTTACAGAAGACGGTGAAGTGATATGGGAGATAAGAAAATCAATGTTTTGGGAACAGAATATCTTCTCATGTTTCGCACAGAGGAAGAAAACGCAGAGTTAAAGGAATGTAATGGCTATTGTGACTATTCTTCTAAAAAGATTGTCGTGCTGAAAGAGAAGAGAAAAAATGATGACATCAGAGATTTTGTGTGGATGCGGAATAAAACCGTAAGACATGAAATCGTCCATGCGTTTTTGAGTGAAAGCGGACTGCTGAACAACACATACAATGTTGATTGCGGTTGGTCTTTCAATGAAGAAATGGTGGACTGGATAGCAATTCAGTTTCCTAAAATGATGAAGATTTTCCAAGAACTTGAAGTTTTGTAAGGTATTGAACTATGGGGAAGAAGATTGAACTAAACCTATTCAGCGACAAGTCCATACAAGCGGCTGTAAAGGCTCTTAGAGACTATGAAAATAACTTAGAGTATAAATGCAGGCTACTGGCTGAAACACTGGCAGAAAAGGGCGTAGAGATTGCTAGAGTGCAGATTGCTGACCTTGATGCTATATTTAATCAAGAACTTTTACGGAGCATTCATGCAGAGTATGTTGGTTCTGTAAAAGGTGGCGGTGTTTGGGCGGTTGTCGCAGGTACAGACCATGCGCTTTTTGTGGAGTTTGGCACAGGTCAGATGGGGGCAGAAAACCCTTATCCGTATGATTTGCCGGAAGGTGTTACATGGAAATACAACTCCGGTAAAACAATTCGTCAAGCATTACAAGACATTGAAGTGCATGGAAACACTTATGTGAAAGCCGGAGAATACTACTGGAGTTATATCGGAGATGATGGAAAACTTCATATAACAAAAGGTATGCCGTCAAGACCATTTATGTACCTGACTGCAATAGAACTTCGTGATATTGTATCACAGACAGCAAAGGTGGTGTTTGGTAGTGGATAATGAATATCAGTGGGTATCAGATTTCAAAGTAAAGATTGCATCGTACTTAAAAATGAAGATACCGCAGAGCCATTCTAAAGCTTATGTGACGGACAAAAGCAAGGATTTGTCAGACCCTACATTCCCTACGGTGTACTTTCATGCTATGCCGTTCACGGAGACAGGACAAGACCTTGAAGCACGTTCTGTTAATGGAATCACAGCATCGTACCAAGTGGATGTGATAACCAACAAAAGTCAAGAAGAAGCCGAAGCTATCATGGCTACGGTTGCCGGACTTTTCAAACGTCTGCGATTTCAAATAACTTCCATGCCGGAGTTCAATAATACTTCGCAGGACACATACAGAAGCACTGCACGGTTCAGAAGAAACGTAGGTGCTGATGATACATTGTAACTATTAGAGCCATTCGGCTCTATTTTTTTATGCAAATTTAAGGAGGTATAAATTATGGCAGCAGCCGGAATTTCTACTTTAGGCATTACTTTCGGATATGGTACAGAGACAACCGCCGGAACAAAACCTACAAGTTTTAAGCAACTTACAAGAATCAATGCCATTGGCGGCATCAACATTGAGCCGGAGCAGATTGATGCTTCTGCGTTAGAAGATGCAATCACCAGATATGTAAAAGGTCGTGCAGATACTGGTGGATCTTTTGCAGTCACAGTTAACTTCACATCAGAGACCGTGGCTGAATGGACTGCACTTATCACAGCCTACAAGGCTCTTACTGGTGGAAATAGAATGTGGTTTGAAACCGTTATTCCCGGAGAAGAGAAATCTTTCTTTGTTGTGGCACAGCCACCTGAGCAGATTCCACAGCCAGAGATCGGACAGAATGAACTTCTGACAATTGAAATGAACCTTACCATTGAGGAATACAAAGGTTTGGATTCTACTGTTGCACTTACAACGGGGGAATAGAAAGTCAGTCAGAAACAAATAAAACTGCCGTGGCTGACTTTGATGAAGCGGTAGACGAAACATTGATTTAGCAAAAAGAGAGCCGTCTTCGGGCGGCTCCTTTCCAACAAAATGTTGGGGAAAGGATATGTTTTTATGAAGAAGATTTTAGTTAATGATGTTGAATATACTTTAGAGTTTGGATTCGGTGCTGTGGAGTGCAAGGATTTGATTCAAAAGATGTTTCTTATGCTTTCCGGTGGCTATGTAGCTAAAAAAGCAAAAAATGTACAGAATCCCACACCAGAAGAAATTGTAGATGGTAGCGGATATATGCTTGCAGAATTTCCTCATGTATGCAAAACGGCTTTTTATGCTGGTCTTATCGAAAACCATGAAGATATTACACCGGATGAATCCAATGCTTTAATGAAAGAATACATGAAAGCAAACGGTCTGTCTTTTGTGAAACTGTATGGAGAACTGACAGACTGTATGAAAGAAGACGGTTTTTTCGAACTGTCGGGTCTGACGGAAATGATGACGCAGACCAAGGAAGAGATGGAGAAAGAGGACAGCAAGGTAACGAAGATGCCACAGGATCACAAGAAGAAATCGACTGGCACAAAATAATATGGGAAGAATATTTTCCATTTGCTTTTTCCATGGGAATTTCGATAGAAGAGTTCAAACATCTGAATCCTAAGAAATTAGAGTGGTGTTACAAAGGATATAAACTCAAAAAAGAGGAAGAAGATAGGAATTCATGGCAACGGTGGGGAGATTATGGAATATCTGCATTAATATTTGCAATAGAACATTGCCTAAACGGTCGAAAAGCACAATCGAAGTATATTGACAAGCCTATTATGGAACGTGCGGACATTGCTGATAATGAAAAAGAAATTCAGAAGCAAAGAAAAGCGTTCCTCGCAGGACTTATGGCAATGCAAGCTAATTTTGAATTATCACACCCAAAAAAGGAGAAACAAACATGAGTTTAACAGGAATTGATGTGTCCTCATACCAGGGGACGATTAACTGGTGGGCGGTAAAACAGAACGGTATTGATTTTGCTATTCTGAAAGTCATCCGTAAGGATTTGAACCCGGACAAGAAGTTCGAGGAGAACTGGAAAGGTTGTAAAGAGCACAATGTCCATGTGCACGGAGTATATGAATACGGATATATTACAACGGTTGCAAAATCACGATCTGATGCAAGAAGAGTGCTTACTATTCTTAATGGCAGAAAAGTGACAGTATATCTTGATGTTGAAGATGCCGTTATGAAAGGTCTTGGCAAAAATATTATTTTCATTATCAATGCTTACGGCAAGGTTATTACTGATGCAGGATTGCAGTTCGGTGTGTACACTGGGGAAAGTTTTTACAAGACATACATTAAGCCTTATGGCGGTGTGAGTTATCCCATGTGGATTGCACGGTACGGCAAGAATAACGGCAAGTGTGATGTGAAGTATCAACCGCAAGTACCAAACATGGTAGGCTGGCAGTACACTTCTAAAGGGCGTGTAGGTGGCATTGTAGGCAATGTAGACATGAATGTATGGTACAAGGAGTTAGATGCCGTATATGAGGATTCTACAAGCCATAGAAACCCTTATACAGAGCCGGAAAGACTTCTTTATTACAAGCGTCTGGCAATGATGAAGGGAAACGATGTCAAGTGGGCGCAGTACGAACTTGTAAGGAAAGGATTTATGCCGTCTGTAAATGCGAAAGGTAAGACGAACATTGACGGATATTTTGGAAAAACCACTTCTGATGCAGTAAAAGCATTCCAAAAGAGTGTTGGAATCACTGTAGATGGAAAAGTCGGTGCGGTTACAAGGGCATATCTCAAAAAGTAATTTTAGGAGCGGTAGGTGTCACAGCTTACCGCTCTTTTTCTTGGAAGTGGCAGACACTTCCTTTTTTATTGCGGTAAAGGCGGTGCGGTATGGCAGATATTGATTCTTTGCAGATTAAAATAAAAGCGGATGCGAATAACGCAAGTAACGCACTGGATAAGTTGGCAAATAGTCTTACGAATTTTCAGAAAAGCTTGTCCATTGATACATCCAAACTGACAAGCATTTCTAATAGCATACAGAGTATCGCAAATGCCGCCAGTTCCATGAATGCGAGCGGTATTAAGAACATATCCACATTGACAAATTCCATTAACAGAATGGGAAAAATAGATACAAGCGGATTAAGCAGAATTTCATCTGCATTGAAGACCTTTTCTGCTGACATGGCAGGAACTAAAGTAGATGGAGTAGGGGATATTGCGAGCATAGCATCTTCGATTTCAAGACTTGGTGGTGTGGCATCCGGCAGAGCAGTCACAAACATTCCTTTACTGGCAAAGAATTTGAAGCAGTTATTTACAACTCTTTCAACCGCTCCAAATGTCAGTGAGAACATTATCCGCATGACAAATGCACTGGCAGGACTGGCATCTACTGGTGCGGCATCCGGGAGAGCAGCAAACTCTTTAGGACGTAATCTGAACACCTATACGGCAAGCGCAAAAAAAGCCACAAAGAGCACATTCAGCCTTGCTGCGGCTTTCGGCAGATTCTACGCAACATATTTTCTTGTGATACGTGGAATTAAAAGTCTGTGGAAGTCCATAGAGGGAACTACGGACTATATCGAAGCATTTAACTACTACACGGTAGCATTCAATAAAGTCGGAAAGGAATGGGGCAAGGATTTTGAAAAATTCGGTTACGACAACGCAGAGGATTATGCACAGAGTTTCGGAAACCGTGTAAATGAACTGCTTGGTAAAATGTCCGGTCTGAAAGTAGATGTAGATGGTGGATTGATTTCTGAAAGCGGAATGAAGAACCTGGGTCTGAATTTGCAAGAGATCACGCAGTATGCTTCACAGCTGGCATCCATTACCAACTCTTTAGGGCAGACCGGAGAAGTCACTACGGCAATTTCAAAGTCTATGACAATGCTTGCCGGGGATATATCCTCTCTGTTTAACGTGGATTTCAGCACGGTTGCAACCAACTTACAGTCCGGTTTGATCGGTCAGTCAAGAGCACTGTATAAGTATGGTATTGATATCACGAATGCCACCTTACAGACTTATGCTTACAAATACGGCATTGAAAAAGCTGTATCTGAAATGTCACAGGCAGAGAAACAGCAGTTGCGTTTACTTGCAATCTTAGACCAGTCCAAAGTATCATGGGGAGATTTAGCGAATACAATCAATTCTCCAAGTAACATGATTCGTCAGTTTACCAACAACGTAAAAGAAGCCGGAATGGTACTGGGGCAGTTGTTTATCCCGGTATTGCAGAAAGTACTTCCTGTTATTAACGGTGTCGTAATTGCGATTAAGAGACTGCTTGTTAGTGTTGCAAATTTACTGGGAATCAAGATTGACTTTTCGTCATTCGGTCAAGGTGTATCCGGGTACAATGAAGATTTGGAAGATACGGCAGATGCGCTGGATAAAGTTGGCACAAGCGCAAAAAATGCTCAAAGCGGAATCAGAGCATTTGATAAATTGAAAGTTATTTCCACACCAAAATCCAGTGGTTCCGGAAGTGGTGCTGGTGGAGCAGGAATTGACCTTACCAAAGAAATCATGGATGCTACTGCAGAGTACGAAAAAGTATGGCAGGAAGCATTCGACAAGATGCAGAATACAGCTATGGGCTGGGCTGATAAAGTAAGCAAGGTGTTTAAGCCAGTGAAAGACATCATAGAAGATCTGGCATATGCATTTAAGTTTGATTCTGATGCCTGGTTTAAGGTTGCCGGAATGGATACGTCCAAACTGGTAACTGGTATTTTTGACTGGTTCACAAGAGCAATAGATTCTGTTGACTGGGAAAAAATTGGAAGACACATAGGTAGTTTCTTGGACGGAATTGATTGGACGGCAATCTTTACTTCTGCCGGAAATTTCATAGAAACTGCCATAAATGCGGCAATCGATCTATGGAAAGGAAGTTTTGATGCTGCACCGATTGAAACCACGATTCTGACAGCAATAGGTCTTTTAAAGTTTACTGATGTTGGAGATATCATATGGGGAAAAATATCGGACAAGTTATCAGCCAAAGTACTAGGATCAAGTATAGGAATAGTTCCGACAATTGCAATAGCTGCTGTTACTTGGGAGATTGGATTTAATGTAGGAAAATCTTTAGGGAAAGCATTGTTCCCAGAAGACGCAGAGTACTACGACAATTTTACGTGGTTTGGTGAAAATGGTTTTTTTGATACATTAAAAAATACTGATTTTACCACATTAAAAACTGCGTGGGATGATTTATACAAAGATATAACAGATAATGATTTGTATAGATTCTTGACAGGAACAATGTTGCTTCCAAAACATAGCACTCTTGATGATTTTGGAGATAAAATTGATTGGCTAATTGATAAAATAAAAAATACAAAAGTAGATATGTCAGATACTTTTGGTCTGTCATCTGCACTTATCAATATAGCACCACTTGTTGGAAACTGGTTTAATGAAAATGTATCTCCTTGGTTCACAAAGGAAAAGTGGCAAGGAATGGGTCAAACTATAGAGTCATCACTTTCTGAAAAATGGACTTCTTTTACAACATGGTGGAACCAAACAGGATTTTCAAGTTGGTGGAAAAAAATTTCAGAGCAGTTTGGACTAACAAAATGGAATAAATTGCTTGAAAACATTCCAACGGCGTTTAGAACAGCATTTAAAACAGCAGCTAATGTTGCAATAGCTCCTTTGAACCTTGTAATAAGTGGAATAGAAACCATGATAAACAATGCCATAGACCTTATTAATGGTTTGATGTCTGCAGCAAGGTTAATACCTAAAATTGGTGACGCAGTTCCGAATAATATACAACACATTAGTGTTGGAAGAATACCTACATTTGAAAAAGGTGGTTACGTTCCAAGCCGATATACGATGTTCATGGCAGGAGAGAACGGTATACCGGAGATTGCCGGAACAGTAGGTGGAAAAACAGCGGTTGCCGGTGGAGTTGAAATCACTGGAATCAAAGATGCCATCAATTCCACGGCACAACAGGAAATTGCACTTCTGAGACAGAATAATCAGCTACTGCAAGGAATCCTTGAAAAAGAGTTTGGAATAACAACAGATCAAATTGGAATTGCCGCAAGACAATACGGTCAAGAGCAATTTAACCAAAAACACAAGAATGTATATGTATTTTAACACAGACAGCACTCTGAATGGGTGCTGTCTATTTTTATGCAATAAGGCGGTGAGCGTATGTCAGCATATCAAGGATGGCTTTTAAAAATTGGAGATTACGTTATTGACCAGTCAAGATTTATAGCCGCTGAAAGTTATCAGCCAGCTGTAAATATGCAGGATGTAGACCCGTGGACTGATGCAAATGGATACGTACATAGAAATGCTGTGGAGCTAAAAGCATTAAGTGTTGATTTTTCCACACCTGCGATGCTGACGGATGACGATTTGCAAGAGTTACTGTCCGGGATACGAAGCAACTTTATTGATGCAACGGAACAGGGATGTAATATCACGGCATACATTCCATTTTTAGGTCAATATGTCACACAATATGGATATATGGCTGATATAAAGCCTACAATCTACGGAACTTATGACGGAGAGATTAAATACAATCAGATAGAATTTTCATTTGTCGGAGGTGTAGCGAATGAGTAACTATACCTATGCGGATTTGTTTGATAAAAGCGCATCCAAAAAGGAAATCACGATTGAAACAGAGGACAAGTCTGTAAAAATCACCAACAGCGAAATCCATTTTGAACAGTTTGAATTAAAAGAAATACTATGTGATGATGATTACCTTACCTTTGGACAGTGCAATGCATCACAGTTAAAATTCAAAATTTCCAACGTGTTCACAAGCATGATTGGGAAACAGATAAATGTTTCTGCTGTGATTAATGGACATACTGACACACCGTTTGTTTTCGGAAAATACCGTGTCATTTCCGATAAACCAACAGATGATAAGCGTTACAGAAATGTGACGGCATATGACGTTATATACGATATTGGAGAATCAGAAGTATCTTCCTGGTATAACGGGTTGAAATTTCCTCTGACCTTAAAGCAGTTCAGAGACAGTTTTTTTTCATATTTTGGTGTTGAACAAGTAGCAACCACATTACCTAATGACAGCATGGAAGTGGCAGAAACAATAAAACCAAGCGAACTTTCTGGCCAGACGGTCATGGAAGCAATCTGCTCAATAAATGGATGCTTTGGCCACATTAACCATGATGGAAAATTTGAATATGTTTTCCTTAAAGAAATAATATCAGGTTTATATCCACAGAAAGGATTATATCCACAGAAAGGATTATACCCTAGAAAAGGTTCTGAAAAAGAAAAGGTTACTGGTGGAAAATACAAATCAGTTAAATATGAAGATTTTGTTTGCCAAAAAGTTACAAAAGTGCAGATAAGACAATCAGAAAATGATATTGGTGCAGTTTACCCGGATACAGAGATTACCGAGAACGACAACAGTTATATTTTGCAAGATAATTTCCTTGTTTATGGAATGACCGCAGATGCCCTAGAAACGGTTGCAAGAAATCTGTATGAGGTTATTAAAGTTGTAAAATATAGACCTTATAACTGTGAAAAAATAGGAAATCCTTGTTTGAGCCTTGGAGAAGCAGTCAATGTATATACGGCTAAAGAAATCATAGAAAGCTATGTGTTGAGCAGAACATACAAAGGAATCCAACAACCGACAGACACCATATCAGCAAGCGGAAAATCTCCAAAGTACAGTGAACAGGTAAATGGAATTAACAAAAGTATAATTCAACTCCGTGGAAAGACTAATGAACTAGAACGGAATGTAGAAGAGACCCGGTCTGAGATCAAGGATGTAGAGAGCGGATTGGATACGAAAATTACGCAAAATGCAGGAAAAATTGAAGCAGAAGCGAAAAGGGCAACAGATACAGAAGTAGAATTGGCAGCGGCAATATCTTTGCAGGCAGACCAAATCAAATTAAAAGTATCAAAAGGTGATGTCAGTTCTCAGTTAAGTGTTGAAAGTGGACAGGTAAGTATTTCTGGAAACCGTTTTGTATTGGAAGCAGATAACTGTAGCATATCAGCAGATGGAACTATAACAGCTAAAAACGCAGTAATGACTGGTAGTTTTAAGTCTATAGGGGAAGACGGAAGTTACACAGAAGTATCATCAGGTGAAATTAAATTTTATAACGAACTATTGCAAAGCACAGGATCTATAAAAGGATTGGGACAATATCTTACTATTGATGCTTCAATGGTAAGTGTAAGCGGAATTTTAGTGGTAGGAAATGGAGCAACATATGATTCACAATATGTAAAAAACATATCAACAACTTCTCAAATATTAGGCAGTAAGACAGTACTGACAAGTGCCACATTAAGTGTCACAAAAAATTATATAAATGGAACCGTATCAGATGTATCTTTGGTAACACAAACAGCCAATGTTGCTGATTATCCTGGACATAATGTTAATTTTATTACAGGAGTTTCATCACTTGGAGGTTTGCTCACTGCAACATCTGGAATTGTCACACTTATGACGTAGGAGATTTATTATGGTAAAAAAAATATTTATTCTTCAAACGATTATTGGAAAAACAATGAAAGAAGTAATGGAAGAAAGGCAAGAAATTCAGCAATATATAGCTTTTACCATTGGAATTTCCACGTTTACGGAAATCAATGCCACATTTTTTAGCACGGAAGATGGAGATGGTTTTGAAGAGTTTATGAAGCAACTTATTGACATGTCGGATACAGTGGTTGCACAGAGCGGATATGAGGTATCTGAACTGTGCAAAAATCTGTATGCATATGCAGAAGAGCAAGGAAAAGAAATCTATGTAAGGGAGAATTGATATGGCAGCAAACTTTGAGATTAAGAAATTAAAAAGCAACCTTGTGACAGTATTAAATCAAACACCGTTGCCTATCGAGGTGAAAAGGCTTGTACTGTATGAAGTGTATTCGGAGACTAAACAGTTATCAGATATGCAGATTATGAAAGAGGAAAGCGAGGTATCTGCAGATGGCGTTGAATAAGGTTTATACCAGAATTAACTGGGAAAATTACCCCAGTGAAAACACAGACATTGATGAAATAAATCTTAATAAAATGGATTCTGCTATTGATGCGTTGGACAACCGTATCATATCACAGGATGCCTTAAAAGTAGACAAGTCTGCAATAAACGGAAATATTGCTGATTGGACTATGGATGAAACAACCGGTGTTATTACTATTACAAAGTACAACGGTGAAAAAATTATTTTTGACCTTAACATTGAAAAAATACCTGTTGGCTTTTCCATGTCTGATGACGGAATCATTACCATGACTACAGAAGATGGAACACAGTTTACAGCTGATATTGGTTCTATGGTTCCGGTATTAACATTTGAAGATTCTGCAACCATAGCTGTATCCGTGACTGGTACTGGAAAGAATAAGACTTATTCTTTTTCAATCAAAACAGGATCAGTAACAGATGCTATGCTACAGCCTAATTATTTAGCAGATATTAGAGTAGAATCCGCAAATGCATCTGCTTATGCGCAATCCGCAAATGCAAAATCTGTATTGGCTGAATCTTATGCCATAGGTGGAACCGGAACAAGAGAAGGAGAAGATACAGATAACGCAAAGTATTATATGGAGCAGGCAAAACAGCAAACAGGAGGTATACCTACAAAAGTTAGTGAATTAGAGAATGACGCTGGATATATCACCAAAGATGCTGACAATTTAACTAATTACTATGACAAGATTACTACCGACCAAAAATTAGCCAACATTGACTTGACTGATTATCTTAAAAAGACGGGTGATGCTTCCAACACAACCGTAACATTCACAGAGCCTACAGAACTGGCACAGCCGACCACAGGAGAGAAACTTGGTGGAATTATCGGAAAGGTTAGCCTTGCGATTAAGAACATCAAAACATTAATTACGCTCATAGGCAATACTGATATTAAATCAATCGGTGACGGAACTGTCACAGGTGCGATTAGTGATGTAAATGGCAAGTTAATTGCTCCTGACTATAAATCTGCTGTAGCCATACAATCTAATTACACTTGTATGACTAATGGATATGTAATTGGAACAATACAGGGTGCAGTGAATGGCTGGGCATCTATCCGATCATCAAAGAATGCAAATTATTTCTTGGCATTATGTACATCATCAGAAAAACCTATAGCGGTATGTATTCCATTTGCATCAGGAGACTCCGTTATATTTGGATCGAGTGGTACATATAATCTCGCATTTGCACCGGCTAAATAATAAAAGTACCTTTTATCACGCAAGCATTTAGAATTCCGGTTGCGGAATACTCCTGAAATATACTTCCATTGTACATCAAGCTTACATTACCAGTGCTAGCAACATCATTTATCACTAAGTACTGACTGGGTATCAATATATTATATTTGGTGTGTAAATCTGCTGGTAGCGTGGCTAATGGAGATCCGTATGGTATAGACCCACTTAAAATGCGGAATCCAAAATCTACAATATTGCCCGTTCTTTTGCAGTGTACAAAATCGGTGGTTACACCTGATGGGAACGTTATATCATAATCTACGGATTTTAACTTGCCATTTACAGAAGTAATGATAACTGATGTATGCAGATTAGTAATAAAAATAAATCAATCAAAAAGAGCATGGTGTAGAAGCCATGCTCTTAATTTTTATCTGATTCCCCAGTCACCGTCATTGTTGACGAAACCAACCACATATCCTATCATGTCATCAATTATGTGTTCCGGAAGTATACTGTTCGGAGACATGAGCGAAACATATCTCCATTTTCTAACGCCATATTCTATTATATGGGTTTTTACGGCAATTTGTATCCCACCATTACTTGTTACAATACATCGTTCACCGTCTTGTGGTTCCCGATCCGCTGCAAGGAGAACAATTTCCCCAGGCAGATAAAACGGCATATAGTAGTCACAGGGAATTTTCAAACCGATATAAGTCTTGGATTTTATATCTTCCGGTAATTTGTCTATGCAAATAGGTTCTACAGCGTTTGTGGTGGCTATAATTCCATTCACAAGTTGCGGTTTAAGGACAGAAATATACTTGTGTGATTTTTCAAGACTGGAATAGATTTTATCTTGGTGACGGATGGAGTAGCGGATAAGGTACAGAGAGTGTTCCGGCAGACTGCGGCATATCTTGACAGATTCCAACATCTTATCTTCCATAGTGCCGCAACCTACCAGTTCGTCTACACTGATTCCAAAGGCTCTAGCAAGCGCAACAGCGGTCGATAGCTTTGTGTCGTTAGAATTACCGTATAGTAGTGAATTAAGCGTAGAATAAGGCAAATTAGCTTCATCTGCAAGCTTGTAAACCGTCATGTCCGGCTCATTAAGAAATTCGTGGAGATTCCCACGAAAACTTAACATATAATTTGCACGGTTGACTGATAGATGTGTCGATATTTCTTTGATTCGGTCTTTTTTTATCATGTTTTTTATCCCCCTTTCACATGATACACTTGTAACATCCCTTGTTTCAAGGGACTTCAAGTTCTGGCGAGGGCGGTGTTTATTGGCGTTTTCACCGTCCTCTTTTTGTTGATATTTTACAACAACAAAAAACGTACGTCAAATATATTGATTGTTAAGAACATATGTTCTATAATTTGATGTATCGCTACTTTAGATTCTGCGGAGAATTAAAGGGGAGAGGGGTGTGGTTACAATGAACGAAAGCAATGAATTTTACAGAGAGGAAATTGCAAGAATACTATCTGGAATAGAAGACAATGACATATTGAAATATGTCTATGTCATTGTCTCTGATATAGAGGGGGAAAAATGAAAAATCGAAAAAAAATAAATTGGGCGTTAATAATTTTGATTTACTTTTTAGGATTATTAACAAATTATTTCTTAAGATAGACCTAATATTTTCTTTAAATATTCTGTAAATATTGGAGAGCATAATCCCATAAAGTACACTAAAACGTAAACAAGTTTTGGACCTATATAATCAATAATTTTTTTTAAAGGACTTATGTAATTATGCTCTTTACTTTTTACTATATGTATGTCTTCTAATGCTGTCTCTTATACA